CGGATATGCCCTCGCTCAGAAGGAGCGTGATTCCTGATGGCACAAGAGGCACGCCTGATGCTTGGCCCCCGTGACGGAGAAGTCCTCTCTATCGTGGAGCCGAAGCCTGTCATCGAGGTCATGATCCAGCCCGATGGTCGGCACCGCAGAGAAGACGAGGCGCTGGAGTACGACCTCGCGATCTACACGCTGGAGCGCAATGTCAGCCCCGGCGTATTCACGTACACCTACTCCGGTCTCAAGAGAAAGGAGCAGCAACCATGAAAGAGGGATTCAACCCCAAGATCGAGATCACGCATGACATGGCAATGGCCCCCGATGGCATCCATCGCTACCCCGTCGACGACGCATGGGGCCGAGTGATCTACGTCGACCGCACCGGGACGCGGCCCGACTGGATGGCAAGGGCTGACGAAATCTATCTCGGCTTTCTCGACCCAGCATGGGTCGATGATGAGGGCAATGCGACGGAGGCTGGAGTGCAGGCTGTCATTGCTCGGTACATAAAGGTTGGTCGAGCACTCAAGGCCCTACATCCCAAGGTGAAATCATGAGGATCCTCAAGACTGATGTGCCGGTCGACGCCACATGGAGCGACTACCCGATGGGCGACATCGTCCACGTCGGCTACCAGACGTTCGGCTTCGTGAGCGTGTGGTGGCTGGACAGCGTCTCTGGCCAGAAACTCCAGAAACTTCCCGAGCGCAGGTTGCGGGTATACGGAACCGGCCATCCGATCCCTCGATACGACACCCGACTCAGTCGCACCATGTCCCCACAACATGTCGGCACCGCCGTCGACATCGGCGCACGACTGGTGTGGCATCTGATGGAAGACGTGCTCACATGAGGACCGGGAGCGGGCGGTGTGCCTACATCGACCGAGTGACCAGTGATGGACGGCTCATCAAGGAGTTGCGAGTGCGTGACACGCCACTCCCTCTCACGATGGAACCCACCTTTGAGGCCGCCAACCTCACAGGTGGATCGACACTGATCGGCAGGGTGACTCTCGTCGAGGTGTTCCCAGATGCGGCTTACGCAGCCGTCGAGATCACCGAGGACTGGGCAATCCCCGTGCTAGAGGCCGAGCAGCACTACATGGAGATCGACCTCGACGACCTGTGCTGGGGAGACATGCACTACTCCGACGACAACCACACCATGGAGATCGCTTCGGGTCGCCTCTACGCCATCCACCTCGGCACCCACCCCTGCTGGGATGGCCTCGAGTTCAGGCTCAACCCATGAGGCGCGTCAAGATCACCGAGCACCCAGTCATCCTCGTGCTGCCCAATGGTGACGAGATCACTGCCGTGGCGATCGAGGAGGGCGTGCTGCGTCTTCAGCAGGACTGTCCCGAGGTGAAGCAGCATCTCATCGCTGACTACGCCAGACCGCACGGCATCAAGTTGTGGTTGCGGTGAAGCGCCTCCTCATCACCGGCACCCGCGAGGGGTGGGACCCCGAGCATCTCACGCAGGTGCTGGACGAGTGGTACGCAGAACTGTCCCAGTATGGGCAAGAGGTCATGCTGGTCCACGGTGCAGCCGAGGGTGTGGACCTGCAGGCCGCCCACTACTGGAAGAAGATGAAGCGTCCGGTCGAGCCACACCCTGCCAAGTGGAATGTGTACGGCATGAAAGCAGGGCCGATCCGCAACGCCGAGATGGTCGAACTCAACGCCGACATCTGCATCGCGTTCCCCGGAAAGAAGTCCGTGGGCACGCACGACTGTGTGCGCAAGGCTCGACACCGAGGCATCAAGACTGTCGTCTACCGCTCGCCAACAGAGAAAGCACCTAAGATACTGGATGGGCAACTCAGCCTGTTCGACCCAGAGAAAGAGACACCATGAGGATTCCCTACGCAATGCGAGCCATGATCGACGAGATCGCCAAATCGCACGAGGACGCGGTCTTTGAGACCCGTGACCCCGACGGCTTCGGCGTGTGGCGCACCCTCCTGATCGACCCCGAGACGAGCGAGACCTACACCGTCCTGCTCGACGAACTCATCGACAAGCGCATCTCGCGCAAGGATGTCGACGACGATGGGCGGTACACGGTCCAGTTCGTCGCTGACCACCGTGCCGACGACGCCACACCGTTCTACCTCGACAAGGCGCTGGACGTGCTGAACGACGACAGCGGAGTGCGGGTCGACCAGATCATCACTGACGAGGAGGACCATGTCGAGAGCGAGGAGTTGAAGGAGCGCCGTGCGGAGTTGAACAAGATCGGCGTCGACACCCTGCGCGAGGGGTACAGCCTCAAGGACGGGACCACGTTCGGACCCAGCGACAAGAAGCGCGACATCGTCGACGCCATCCTGACCGACGAAGGTTTCTGACCAGAAACTTCTGCGCCGTGGGGAAGCGGCCAGAAGACGAGCCCCCATCTCTCATTGCTAGTCGAGAGGTGGGGGCTTTTCGTCGTTTACTTCCAGCGTCCCTCGGCCTGATAGTAGGTCGTGGTGGCCGCAGCGGTGGTGCGGAGGAACTCGATGATCACACTGCCCAGCGCCAGCGTGTTGATGCCCATGCTGACGTTCTGGGGCACCGTCGTCTGGGGTGTCGTCGTGACCATCGGCAACCTGCCGACGAACGTCACCGGGAACGTCCATGTGAGGGTCTGCACCACGTTCGCGCTGGACGGGAACGAATGCGTCCCTGCGCAGATGAGCCGTCCGTCGTCGTACTTCTCGTAGTAGTCGTCGCCTGCCAGCGTGCCGGAGATGATTGGTGCTGCCACTGTCGGGATGGGTGCGACCTGCTGCCATGCGGAGTAGAACCGTGCCGGTGAGTCTGGGGCCACCGAGAAGGTGCGCATCATGACAGTGTGCTCACCACCGATGGCGTCAGTGGGCTTGAAGGTGGAGAACATCTGCCACCCTCCGGTGAACTGGTCGGCGATGGTCTGCCCGATCCAATACTTCGTGTCATCAGGCCCTCCCAGCGCGCCGGGTTCGATGAGCCAGAGTCCGTTGAATGCGGCGATGTCCCCATCGAGGTCATCGGTGGTGACCGCAAAGGGGGCGATGCCGGGGCCGAGTAGGTCCGACGCCTTACTGATCGACGGGCGGCGCTCCTCCTGCCCGATGCGCCGGTTCTGCTGGGAGAGATACTCCAGCGCATTGGTGGCGATGACCCAGTTCTGATCTCCCATCAGACACCTCCCTCGTCCGGGTCCTCGTCACGAGAACGAGGTGCAGGTGAGAGGGTGACGGTGATCGACTCCCCGCTGTCGGTCTGTGAGACCTGCATCGAGTCCAACTTCTGCATCTGCACCACCTCACGCAGCGTACCGGTGGCCCGCACCGGGATGAAGACACCCGGCACGAGGTGGTTGATGCTGATGTTCAACTCCGGATTGAGGGTCGTGTTGTCCGGCACCCGCACGATCAGCGGCGTCGGCCAGCGGCTGGCGATGTTGCGCTCAGCCTGCTCCGTCAAGGCCTCCTCGAGCGCAGCCTGTGCAGCGGCGGTCAGGGTGACGGTCCCCGCACCCTCCTCGCTCTCCCCGTAGGCGCTGGAGAGCATCTCGATCCAGCCGTAGTACTTCGGCAGCCCACTGGTCAGTCGGTCAGCAGTGCCATACACCCCGGCGTTGTTGGTGACGCCGTAGAAGTTGGCCAACTGCATGCCGTACTCGGTGACGATCGGGGGCGTTCCGAAGTCATCGTCGCGCATCTCTGGCAGCATGCCGATCGGGTTGTGGGTGTCCCACAACATCATCCTGCGACCAATGGCCGTGTAGTCCAGCCCACTCTTGGCCGCGAAGTCGTCCACCTGCTGCCATGCCGTGGTCGAGAAGTCGGCCACCGTCCGGCTCTGCCGGGCATCGTCGGGCTGCTCGAGCACTGTGAGGTAGGCGAGGAGGTTGGGGTCGTCGTAGGCCAGCGCGTTCTGGACGATGGTTGCTGAGCGGCGGGTGACGGGAGTGAGGCCGTACTCCTGCCCCTGCACCAGCACCACACCTCCCGGTCCGTACTTCCACCCCACTCGGCGGTAGGCGTCGTTGAAGCCCTGCCGGAGGATGCGCCGGTAGACATAGGCCCACACGTCCTGAGCCTCGATCTCGACGTAGTCGGTGGCGTACGTGATGCGGGTGACCGGCCCCTCCCACACCCGCTTGGCCCCGTTCCCGTTGTCGCGGTAGATGACGATCTCGTTCATCCAGCAGCGCATCGCTTTCAGGAGTTCACCGCAGTCCTGACTCCATCCCACGATGCGGATGGTGGCGGTGCTGATCCCGTCACGAGTGCGACCCCACCGCACCAGAGAGGTCTGGGTGATCTCTCCGAGACGCTCCAGCCCTCCTCGGGTGTAGAGGTAGGGGCGGTTGTCCCCGCAGCCCAGCCCCGGATCGGGCAGCGTGTCAACTGGATCGGGGAACACCGGACCGGAGTTCTCCAGAGGGATGGCCCAGAAGAAACCAGACGGCCCGGAGAAGTCACTGTCGAAGTTGCCGGGCGAGGAGACGGTGCGGGGCTGCCACTCGTATTGCTCGCCCGCCTGCAGGGTGAATCCATGAGTGCCGCTGATCCACTCGTAGAACTGCTCGCCTCCAGTGTCGGCGGGAATGTTGGGCGGGTCGAAGACATACACCGTGTCATCGGTGATGCCGGTGACGTAGACATTGCCCGCTGCGTTGGTGGCCAGACCGGTGATCGAAGCCTCAGACGCATTCCACGTCTGCAGCAGGGTTCCGGTGGTGCTGTACTTCTTGACGATCTCGGCACCGCTGGTGGCGTAGATGTTGTTGACCGAGTCGATGGCGATGGTTGCCACGCCGGTGTACGCCCACGTGATCCCGGCAGTGCCCGCTGAGTTGTACTTGCGGATCAGACCAGCGAAGGCGTCACAGACGTAGATGTTGCCCGCCGAGTCAACAGCGAGATTCACGGGCTGGTTGGTGGTTCCGAAGGTGATCCCGGCGACACCGGTCGAGGAGAACTTGCGGACGAGGAGGTTGGTGGAGTCAGCGACGTAGATGTTGTTGGCCGAGTCGATGGCGAGACCCGACGGGTTGCCTACCGTGGACCACGTGATTCCAGCGACACCAGCCGAGTTGTACTTGCGGACCAGTTTGTTCGTGTAGTCGGCGACATATAGGTTCCCTGCCGAGTCGCGCACGACGTCACGAGGGACGCCAGTGGTCGACCATGAGGCCACCGGAGTGCCTGCCGCGTCGTACTTATGGAGGGTGCTGGTGGTGAAGTCGGGAACGAAGATGGCAGAACCGTCGGGCGCGACAGTGATGCCTTGGGCGAGGGCTAGGCCCGTGGGCCAGGAGGTGATGGCAGCGTTCAGTGGGATGATCTCGGTCCATGCCGCGTCGCCCACCTTGCGGATGCGCAGGCGACGCTTGATCTGTGTGCCGCCGGTCGTTCGAGGGTCGCGGAACACCCACTCGAACCTGACCACGTCCTTCTGTACGGCCACATCGTTGATCGGGTAGACCGGGAGAGGTGGGAGGAACGCGGCGGTGATGTTGATGGTGATCGTGTTGGACCATGCGGACGTGCCGTAGGCCGGAACTGCTGCGGGGGTGGTCGCTGTCGTGTCGCTGCGGTCGAAGATGCGCATGCGGAACTGCCACGTGCCTACCCCGATGCGCCCGAGGATGCGATCAGCCGGAGTGGTCGGTGGAGCCACCCACTCACCCGGCTGGGCCGCCATCTTGATGGTGTTCTGGTTGCCGTTGGTCATTTCGAGAAGGAACTGCCAGCCGCCGGGCTCCGTGGCGTCGTCCAGCACCCATGAGGTGTGGTGCCGGTAGCCGGAGTAGTAGGCATCCAACGTGAAGTTCTGCCACGACGGGTTGGGGTCGAGCGGTGTCGGCGTGGCCCGATACTGGACCTCATAGCCGTAGTAGTCCTTCAGCGCTGGCGTCGTGCCCGCCACGAGGTCGTCGTCGTGGAACGTCCACGAGAAGTCGAACTCGGAGGTGACCCCAGCGTTGTAAGGGATCGACACACCAGTCGGGGGGTCGGTGATGACCGGCGCATCAGGTGTGCGGTTGGTCCAGAACGAGGTCTGGAGCGTCGGACCATACGTCACCCAGCCGGACTGGTACGGACTGGTGATGCTCGGGTCACCCTTGGCGACCCAGATGCCGACCCGGTACTTGGTGCCCGCTGCGAGGAGTGTGGTCGGGATGGCGAAGTCGAAGACCAGTGCGCCTGCGGTGGTGCGGTAGTTCGAAGTGAAGAACCGGCTACCGTCGCTCCAGTCGCCCGCATCACTGGTGTCCCACGGCGCAATGGCGATGAGGGCACGGTGCCGCCAGCCACTGGCATGGTCGCCCGACACAGTGGTCAGGGTGCCAGTGATGTGCGGAGCAGCCTTGCCTGTCATCCACCGGGAGATGAACTCGTCATCCCCCACGCCACCGATGTCGCCAGTGGCTGAGGCCGTGCCGGTGGTGCCACTGATGTTGGTGATCTTGACATCGGTGAATGTTGCCATCAGGCGCTCCGGGGGACGAGAGAGACGTGCACGTCGAAGTCGGTGATCGGGTCATCACTGTCGACGGTCATCAGGTAACCGTCGCCACACGACAGCCCGAACCATGTGACCGGTCGAGCATCCCATCCGAACACCAGTGAGTCAGCACGCCGCACCGCATCTCCACTGATCACGTAGACCGCCTCTTGGGCGGTGTCGATGTAGAGCGTGGTGTCCTGCGGCAGGTAGGAGACGACGTACTCCCCGACCTCGCCACAGTTGGTGTCCGGGTCGGTGCCCTCGGGGTAGAAGCGCAGGCGGATCATCCGATGCTCGAGTGCTCCTCCCTCCACGACGATCAGAGGACGCACCTCGTCCCACAAGGGGACCACGCTGGCAGGGATCTCGGCGTACATCCGGTTCTGCGTCCCTGCCGGGTACGTCCAGCCCGTCGGCATCAGGTCAGGTGCCTGCGGGGGTGGCGTGAAGGGAGAGAAATCGGGGTCGTAGATCGGCGATGTGACCGTGACCGGGCAGGTGGCGTACGTGTAGGTCGCCTCGCCGTAGTCCCCAGTCAGCCCAGCGACGTACGGGCTCTGTGCCGTGTCGATCTTGGAGATCATCTCGGCGAGCACGGGTACGGCGTTGCCGTACTCGTACGCGTCACCCGCCACAGCGGTGAAGGAGACCAGCCACACCACGCCATTGCAGCCGCCGAGGGTCCGCTTGCTGTTGGGGATCGGGCCACGATTGATCAGCACGTCGTTGAGGTGGCGCTCGTAGTGGTTGCTCCATGTCGCGGTGGGCACATATTCTAGTGTGGTCTCAGGAGAAGCGCCGTCCATGATCGGGGCGATCAGGTCGCTGGGGGAGCCGCCGTCATAGATGTCCCCGCCGAGGAAATCAGGTGAGGTCCCGTCCAGCAGGGTGCCTGTCAGGGCTGGAGGCAGGTCGAGCGGCTCGTGACGGGCGTACGTGAGCCGTTCGCCCCTGCAGTTGACCGTAGAGCCCGGTGTGCAGTCCCGACGCCGCAGAGCGCGCTTGAGCCAGCGGAAGCCATACTCCACCGCTGCTTCATTGGTGCCCACCAGCGCGACCGAGAAGGTGACCGCCTTGGTCCCCTCTCGCAGGGTGCCCGGATTTCCTCCATCATGAGTGAACTCGAAGACACTGCTCTCTCGGGTGCTGTCCTCGATGCCCGAGATCTTCAACGGCAGCACCCCTGCGAAGTTGCCCGACTCAGGAGCGTCTGGGTCGTACCACGGAGCGCCGTCGATGACGGGGAAGGTGTACGGCTGGTCTCCCAGTAGCGCGGGGAGGTCGCCGACGTTCTTCCCGGTGCCAGCCTCCTTGACCCAGTACATCCCCAGCGCCTCGGAGTAGGCCCGCACGCGGGCAGCGTTGATGATCTCTGTGTCGCCGTAGCGGTAGTAGCCATCCCAAGACATAGCGGCCTCCTAGACCAGTTTCGCGATCAGGGCGTCAAGGACTTCCTTGGCAACAGTCTCAGAATTGTTGGGGCTGACGATCTGCCATCCGCTGATGTCGACACTCTTCTCATTGTGACTGGTCTGGTTGCCCAACTTGCCCTGCGCGAAGGCGCTGAGCAGACGAACCGCAGGATCGACCTGACCGAGAGGACGGTCCAGCGGCACGATGGCCTCGCGCCCCGCCTCCCCGGCCTGAATGTGCTGAGCAAAGTTGGCCATGCCACCGTAGGCCATCTTCTTGACCCGGTATGCGCCGAACATGTCCACCAAGCCACCGGTCTTGAGACCGAACTTGCTGGCAATCCCGCCCAGACTCGGCATGTGGATCTTGCCGATCCACGAGATGAGCGACTGCACCTTGGAGATGACGCCACCGATGACACTGCCGATGCCAGAGATGGCGCTCTTGACCGCATCCGCAGCCTTGGCTCCAGCCCTGAGACCAGTAGACATGGCACCCGACGCCATCGAGCCCAACTTCTGGGCCGCTCCTCGCGCCGCCTCCATGGCGCTGGACAGCGCCCCTCGCAGGAGCGAGCCCAGCGCCTGTGCCGCGCGCTGCCCAGCCTGCATCCCACTGGAGAGCACTCCGGAGAAGAATCCACCCACCTGTCGCGCCTTGTCGCCGACAAAGGACAGCGCCGAGCCGAGGCTGCTCCGCAGGAAGCCACCGAATTGCTGGGCCAATGCACTGACCTGAGAGAACGCCGAGCCAAGCCCACCAATGAGCGCCTGCCCCATCTGTCCTGCCAGCCCGATGAGGAAGGACACCACCTGCTGCCCCATCTCTGCGAGTCCCTGCAGCAGTCCGAGGATGACGTCGCGTCCAATGCTCATGAACACGGTGGACGGAGAGGCGATGCCCAGCGCCGCCTTGAAGCCGTCGATGAAGCCTTGGACGAACGCGCCGATTCCCCCGATGACCGCATCCCACGCGGCAGTGACGCCGCCCCACAGCCCGTTGATGATGTCGGTGCCGATGGTCATCATCTGCTCCGGCAGACCGGCGAACCATCCACCAATCTGACCCGGCAGCGCCGTGGCCCAGTCAGCGATGGCCTGACCAGCAGTCAGCAACCCATTGCCGATGGCCGGGCCGAGCCCAGCGAACCAGTCACCCACCGCAGTGGCGGCGTCACCAAGAGCGCTGCCGATCTGCTCGGGCAGGCCCGCTGCCCAGTCACCGATCTGGGTTCCGACATCGGTTACCCAGTCGCCGACAGCACTGGCGGCATCGCCGAGCGCATCACCGATGACACCAGCGAGGTCGCCGAACTGCTCAGGCAGCCCACTGACCCAGTCCCCGATGGCAGACGCGGCATCGGTGAGGGCATGCCCGATGGCAGTACCGAGGCCGACGAAGGCCTTGACGATCGAGCCCACGAGGAAGCCCAGTGCGAAGCCGATGTTGCGGGGGAGGTTGCTGAAGAAGTCGATGATCAGGGAACCCATGTTGGAGAGTGCTTGACCGATCGCACCGGGCGCACCAGCGAACCACTGGCCGATCTGACTGGCGATGTCTCCAGCGCCGGAGAAGATGTTGCCGAAGATGTCACCGACACCAGAGAAGGCACCAGTGATGCCGTCGATGATCGTGCTCCCGATGCTGCCCCAGTCGATGGAGCCGATGGCCTCCCCCATGCTGGAGAAGATGCCCCGCACCCAGTCCACGATCCCGTCGCCGAAGCCCAGTGTCATGATGGTGAAGATGTTGCCGGGCAGGGTCCGGAAGTTGTCGAGCAGTACGTCGAAGGCTCCGGAGAAGTCCCCATGGAGCAACTTGTCCAGCCCGTCCGCGAACTTGGCGATCGGCTCGACGATAGCGTTGATCACCTTGGTCATCCGCGAGAAGCCGTCGATCATCGACGAGGCGAAGGCCCGGAAGCCCGGAGAGTCGAGTCCATCCAGTACCTTGCCGATCATCACGATCGCGTCACCGAGGTCCCCGGCGAACTTCTTGGCATCCGTGAACCACTTCTCCAGCCCACCGTCGGCGATGAAGGAGCGGAACCTCGCGATCCCATCAGCCATGTCGTCGAACAGGGTGTTGCCGGTCTCCTGCCCTGTGGTGTTGAACAGCAGGTCGGCCATCAGGCCACCCACCTCGCCGAGGAAGTGCGCGACGGACCTGATGGACTCCTTGGCGCGCTCGAAGAAGGAGAGCATCGCCTCCTGCCCCTCCTTGGAGCCGGTCCACTTGGCCCACTCGTCGGTGATCTTCACCAGCCAGTTCACAAAGTCAGTCACCAGCGGCTGCATCGCCAGCAGGGTGTTGCCGAAGCCGCCGACGATGTTGCCGAATGCCTTACCGAGGCCCTCGATCTGACCGGGGATCGTCTTACCCATGGCGGTGAGCCATCGCTGGAAGCCGGGGCTGTCCAACTGCTTCGCCCACGCGTTCCCGACGTTGCCGATGGCGTCGGCGATCTCCACCACGAACTTCTTCATGTTCGAGGAGGTGAGGGCGTTGGTCATGCGGTGGACGGTGTCCTCGAACTGCTTGCCACCGAAGATCGCATCAGCGGCAGCCTTGCCAATGTCCTTGATGCCGGACACGAAGGGCTGGATGGCCTCCTTGACCATCTTCTTCTGGGCGTCCGACATCGAGGCGATGGCCCCGACTAGCACGCCGATACCCAGCGCGACGGGAGCGAGGGCTCCAGCCACTGCTGCGAGCGCACCGATGAGGGCGTTGGCCAACGCAGAAGCCAACGCCACGACGATGCCCAGCAACAGGGACATGGCCGACACGAGTGCGCCGACCACCGCGACGACGACAGGAATCGCCACCGCCGCTGCAGCCGCACTGGAGCCCAGCCCCGCCATGCCAGACGACGCCCCACGCAGGGAGGCGAAGACGCCGTTGCCAGCAGCACGGAGTTCGGAGAACGTCTTGCCGAATGTGGCGATCTTCTCTACAGCCCCACCAATCTTGGCCGGAATGCTCGTGAAGAAGCCGACCGCCGAGCCGAAGAAGTGAAGGCTCTCACTGCGCGACTCCTTGCCGAATGCACGACCCATGGCAGGACCGGTGCGATCCAGAGCCCCGTTGAATCGGCGCAGACCGGGGAAGACACGGGCGAGCCCGACCTCCATGTCTGTGAGGATGCCCCGGAAATGATCCCGGTCACCCCCAAGGTTGGGGTTGCGCTCGAGTTCTTGGTGGAGTTCCTTGACGTGGCTGATGGTCTTGTCGATCGAGTCGCGGATCTTCTCGCCCGAGTTCGCCTCGCCGCGCTGGATGCGCTGGAAGGCTCGGACGGCACGGTCGGCTGAGGCCTCGAACCGGCGATCACGCTCGGCGTAGGCCTGCGACTCAGCCTTGGCCAACATCTCGATCTGGCGCTGCTGGGTCGTGATGGACCGCAGACGCTCAGCGTCGAACTTGACGTTCATCCGATGGGCGTCGGCGTACATCTTGTCCCACTCGCGGTTGATCTCGATCGCCGCTGTTCGGGTCATGGCAGGCAGACGACCGAGCAGGTTCTCGAAATCCTTGCCGAAGAAGTTCTTGTCCCCCCCGCTGAGGGTGAAGCCCTTGCGGATGTCGCGCATGATGCGCTCGCCGAGATCGCGACCATTCTGCTTGATGATGCTGCGCTCCAACTCCTTGAAGAAGTTGGTCCCCATCTCGGCAGCGATCTGCTTGGCCTTGCGGCTGTGGTCGTCGAAGATGCCCTCGATGTCCTTCTTCATCGCCGGGCGATCCTTGCGCAGTTGCTTGCGGAACTCCTTGTCATGCAACTCCGCGTGCTCGCGACCCTTCTCGGAGAAGACTCCGTCAGTGTCGTCGAGGTCGTCCGCGATGGACTTGGAGAGACCCGAGCCGTCGGCAAGGATGCGCACGTAGGCCGTGCCCACATTCTCACCGCGAATCGGCATCGGGTCCCCCCACTTCCTATATCTGTCCTGCGTTGAACTGGTTCATGAAGTTGAGGAAATCCGCCCCTTCACGATCCAACTGCTCCTGTGAGGGTGCTCGATCCTTCTGCCACGGCAACGGGGCGTCGAGGTCGAACTCCCACTGTTCTCTTTTCTCTGGGTCGATCCGTTTCACTGCCCACGTGTAGACGATGTTGAGGAACTTCTGCGAAGGCAGCCGCAGGATGTTTACGTCAGCAGGCTGCTCCCCGTCGATTTCGGCCCATCGCTCGAGGGCGATGGTGTAGAGGCGGACGACCCGTGGGTAGGGTTTCCCGTCCACTCTCCTGACAGGTCCTCCATGATCTTCTCGACATCGTCGATGCCGAAGGGGTCGCGCCGGTTGAGCAGGCGACCTGTGAGGTAGTCCGCTCCATTCTCGTCCATGATGTTGACGAAGAAGTTGATGAAGCCTGCGATGCGATCAGCGTCGCTGGTTCCTCGACCCGTCGTCGCCATCAGGACGGCGAACTGGGCCTCGTCGGGCTTGTAGGCGAGGACGTTGGTGTACGTCTGCTCCTTGCCCGCGTCGAGTTGCCGCTGGGTCATGAGGTCGGGAACAGGGATCGCCACCCCCTCGTCGTCATCGTCCTTCTGGGTGTATGCCGCTACTTCGAATTCCTTCAGGGTTGCCACTTCAGCGCCGTGCTTTCTCTCGGAAGTTTCTGGTCAGAAACTATCTCTGACAAGAGTAGGTTGTCGCGGCCACAGACGTAACTTCCCACGGACACGGCAAGTCACTTTTATCCCGAGAAGGTGCGCAGCCTGCTGCCGCGCCAGCGGTGCCGCGCACCGACAATGCCCAGACCCCGAGACAGGAAGGGGTTGGGGTCCTGACCGGCGACCGAGGTGGCGTGAGTGGGGAAGCGCACGAAGTCCGACGCCCCGGTCAGGCGCTTGCCCACCCGGGTGCCGCCCATACTGCCGCCACTGGGATCGCGAGGCTCGTTGTAGCCGGGGATGCCAAGGGGGGTGGAGCCCAATTTCAGGTACTTGCCCCGCTTGGGCCTGATCGGTCCCGTGGTGCCCTCGTGGACGAAGATGGAGTAGCGACGGCGGGCGAAGACCTTGACCTCCAGTAGGCCGGAGTATCGGCCCAACTCTGCGATGGGCCCGTCCTTGCCGATGGACTGCTTCAGCGCGCCAGTGCGCTCGGGTGCTTCAGCCTTGGAGGCCAGCACCGCCTCGTCGCCGATCTTGTTGTGCCAGTTCCAGATGGTGTGGCCCTTGGAGAACAGACCGGACGTGTCGATGTACCCGTAGATGCCCTTCTTGCGGATGATCGCAGGAGGATTGCCCGGCATCAGACAAGTCCGATGCTGATGAGCCATGTGCCGCCGACGAGCCCACCCATGGGGCCGATCGGTGCGTACTGGCCCAGCACGAAGTCCTCGTTGTTGAGGCTCCCGCAGCACTTGAGAGCCTGCTGCATGGTGAGCATGTCGGCGATCTGCAACTGCACCGCCTCGAGCATCTCCTCAGCCGGGAGCACTCCACCCTCTTCCTCGATGCGGATGCAGCGCAGGATACCGACCTCCAGATCGAAGCCGAACCCATTGCCGCAGTTGCCCGGCATGACGTCGGCCTGCCCCACATTGCTGCTGGGGTAGGCGGCGACGAGACGGACCCATGCCTGACCACAGCCCGCGTCGTCATCGTCCTCGTCGCAGCCCTCGCCGATGCCGGTGGCGTCGTACGCCGTCTCGCCAGCGATGATCCCGCAGAAGCACAGAGGAGGGAGTTCGTTCTCTGCGATCTGACCGCACAGGCACTCCGCGATGGCGGCCATCTGGGAGAAGACCATGTTGTCCAAGATCGCGGCAGCCATGCTCAGTCCTCCGGGTTGGGCGCAGCCTGCGCCTCACCGGAGTGAGGGTCGATGGCCCGCAGTTCTCCGTTGACACGGGCGAATCCCTCCGGCGTGAGCGCGGACGGATCGTAGTCGTTCTTGGGCAACTTCGGCTTCTTGGCGGTCATGCTCCCAGCCCCTTGATCCAGTTGATGTATGAGTCGAACCATCCGTCGTTGAACAACTTCATGGTGTACTCCGTGTGGTTGAGTGCACCACCGACGTCGATGGCCGTGCCGCCCAGCGCGGTCGCTGCTGCGGTGACCGTGGCCGGGAGGATCGTGGTGTCGCTGGTGGTGTAGTAGCCCCGCCACGGGATGCCTGCAGAGACGATCGCCGGGTAGGAGTTCGTCGGCAGGTTGGCTCCAGCCGGGATGGCCGTGGGGTAGGTGACGCCCCACGCCGTACCAGCGGCAGCGCGCAGGCCAGCGGTGTTGTTGTCGTACAGCGCCTTGACGTCGACCAGCGGCATGACGCCAGCGATCGAGGCCACCAGTGTCGGATTGGCTCCGGCCCAGCGCAGAGAAACCGCACCACCCATGGAGACACCCAACAGGTGGACCTTGTCGATCGAGCAGCCCATCGTGCCCAGCAGGGTGCGGGCCGCGGACATGTCGGTCATAGAGGCGTCGTTGGCGAAGGAGTCGCCGCTCATCTCTGCCGCGACGCTGGGGATGCCAGCAGCGGCGAGTCGAGGGCCGATCTCAGCGGACGCCCACGCTGTGGTGCCACCGCCGCCATCGAGCCACTCACGCGGGACGCCCTTGCCATGGACGAGGATGACACCTCGCTTGCTGGCCCCACGGATGGTGCGGGGCTTGAACGCCACGTCGGTTTGGGCGGCACGCACGCGGCCCGTCTTGAAGGTTGCCGAGTAACTCATCAGACGTACTCTCCAAACAGGTAGGTCTTGCTGTAGTTGGTGTCGCCGTTGGTCACGTACCCCACGATGGACGAACCGGTGGAGGAGTAGTGCCCGAGCAGGAGTTGGAACGTCCGCCACACGGCAGACGACCCGAGGCCAGAGGCGCGACCCTCATGTGTGAAGCCCTGTGCCGACGCGAGGTTGTTGGACTCGTACTTCTTGGCGCAGATTCCTTGGACGACGCCACCGCCGCCCGTGGTCTCGATCAGCAGCGTCTGGATCGCACCCTCTCCACCGACGGCCATGCCGGTGGTCGCGCCCCACTCGACCCGCAGGTCACGAGACGACGGCGGGACGGCGATCATCATGCCCTCGATCGGAGCGCCGGGACCAGTGGAGTAGGTGACCGTGCCGGAGCGGTTCTCCACGAAGGCGACCCTGCCGACAGCGCCACCGCTGTGGATAGGGAGGTCGAGCCAGTGTGTGACTCCGTCGCCGATCTTGAGGATGTCGTTCTCCTCGTCCCAGCCGAACTCACCCTCGAGGAGGACGGTGTTGGCGGCGGTCCACTCAGCGACGGACCCCCGCTTCTGCTGCATGCGGACGATCATGGTGTTCCCCCATCAATCTGGTCGTACTCACCCGTGCCGGTGGTCACGAAGTCTAGTGTGTCGAAACGGGATACCCCGTCACCGATCTTGATGGCGTTGATGGGTGTCACCACCGCCAGTTGGCCCTTCTGGACCACCGGGTTCACGATGGCCCAGTCGGCCTCCGTCCCCACGAGGTACTCACTACGTCGGATCATGTTCTCTCTTTCGGTTAGGCGCAGCCTTGGAGTTCTGCTTGGACCATCGAGATCGTCCACGCGGCGCTTGTTCCGCCGTTGACAGAGATGCCGATGAACGTGGGAGTGGTGGTGTCGAACGTGGACGAGGTCGCCTCCTTGATGCTGGTGTTGGCCGTCGAAAGGCCGGTGGCGGCGAGAGAGTGATCCAGCACTCCCACGGCATGGATGACGCCCGTGGATGAGCCCGTGGCGCGGACGGTCACGAACACCTCGATGAATCCGTCGTCGGCCACAGCCGTCTGGGCGGCGAACGTCAGGGTCGCTCGCGATGTGTCAGCGGTGGTGGCTGCAGTGCCGAGACGCACTTGCACGATCGGGGTCGCCACGCCTGCACCTGTCTTGCTGACCTTCAACTTGCAGCGGTAGATCGCACCCGGCTTGATCCTGCCCACCGGGATTGCCACCGCCGAACCCGTCACGTAGGTGTCGGCGGCGAAGCCTGCAGCGGGCGTGGTGATCGCCGCGTTGTAGGTGGGGCTGGCGGCCTGTGTGCCGTACCGCACCAAGTCGCGCATGCGCTCAGCAGAGCCGAGGACAAACTCGGCGAGTGCCCCGCCCATGATCGCCGCACCGCTGTCGCTGGCGTGCACCCCATCGGCGACGAGGATGCCACCACGGGTGGAGATGGCGGTCTCGGTCGGACGCCCGAACCACTTCTGGAAGTCGAAGTGGCACACCTCCTCGTCAGCCTGAGCGATCTCGCGGGCCTTGATGATGAAGTTGGCCCACGGCTCGACGTGCGCGCTACCTGCAGGGGTTGCGGCGAACATCGTCATGAGCACGAAGGAAGGGACGAACCCGGCAGAGAGAGTGTTGCAGCGGGCCTTGATGGCGGCGATGATCGCCAACGTGTCGGTCTTCCACTGTGCGCTGGTGCGGCCCTGCGTCCAATCGTTGAAGCCGAGGTTGATGATGACCAGATCGGGCAGGTTCCACGTCTGGATCGAGTTGATCCAGCCGGTCTGCCCGGTGGTGGCGACGAAACTGAAGGCGCTGTAGCCAGCACGAGCGGCCTGCCAGACACGGATGCCGCCACCCTCGTCCCCGTCGTAGAAGGCAGCACCCTCGTATGCCACCGCGCCACCCGATCCGAGGCTGGTCACCACGACCTGAACGGTGTGCCGCCCTCGAGCCAAGCCTCGGATCTGTACGCGGTTGCCGTTCGATGAGGCGGGGTTGGTGTTGACGGCGGTGGTGCTGCCCCCATCGACCGCCCAAGTGAACGCCCCGAATGTCGGATCGGTCGAGTACACCAGATCCATCCCGGTGCCGAACCACTCCAGAGAGAATGTCGCACCGTTGGTCAGGGCCGCGATCCCTCGCAGGCCCAGACCAAACGTGGTCGTGACCGAGAAGGTGCCGGAGACGCCGAACATCGGGGTGTCAGGGTAGGTGCCGTCAGCACCGCCTGTGTAGCGACCGATGCCTCCGAAGCCGAAGTAGTTGCCCACGCCAGCCTGATACAGCGCAGGGGTGACCGACCCGGAGATCGAGCCACCTCCAGCCATGCCCTTCGGCTGTGCGTAGGCTCGCAGGTCGTCCCTGAACACCATCGGCCACGCATTGTTCATCTGCGTGGTGCCGTAGCCCTCCTCGGTCGAAGCACCGACGATGAGAATGTCCGTCGGTGTCGTGGCCACGCCGCCCAGATAAGCCCCACGGAACGTGCGCAGTGCGCGCCCCTCGTCCAGAGGGTCGCCGAACACTGACCGGAGCGTGACGAACTCTTGCCCGATCCGTGTCAGTGCGGCGGATACCTGCGAAACGAGGCTCATGGGTTACGCCAAGGCTGCGACGAAGACCGCTTGCAGGTCCGTCGTGGGGTCACCGATCTCCGTCTGCGAGTAGGTGGAGAGAGTGGCACGAGCGGTGGTGGCGTCGGCGTCGTCGATCAGGCTGCGACCGAACGAGGTCAGCGCCGTCATGGAGAAGGCGTCGACACCCGTGGAGTAGGCCACCTGATCGGCTGCCGTGGTCAGACCAGCGAGCGCCGTCAGTGTGGCGTCGAGGGTCTGCTTGCCGTCGGCGTAGGTCTTGACCGCCGCACTGGTGGGCAGGACGGTGGCCGAGCCCGCACCGATGGCCGCGTTGCTCGGAGAGAACCCCGAGTCCTGCACGACCTTGCCGGAGGTGCCGGAGAAGGACGTGAGGTTGGCCGAGACCGCGCTCGCGGGGCCTGTGACGGCTCCGTCGATGTTGGTCTGGGAGATGTTCCACTGTGCGCCCACGGCGGCCTTGGTACCCGCTGCGGTGCCGTCCGTGAGGGCGATGAGCAGGTCGCCGACCTCGACGTTGTCACCGGACGCGCCACCGATCTTGCCTGCCACGCTGATGCGGTAGGTGTCACCACGGTTGGACGCCGGGAAGTTGGGGCTGGCCGAGGCGTCGATGACGCCCTTGAACACCATCGCATCGTTCGCCGCGATCAGCGCATCGGCGTAGGTCTTGACCGCGTTCGCCGAGGGGGCGTTGGTGGTCGAGGTGCCCAGCGCGCCGTTGTCGATGCGTGCGTCGATCGCTGCCTTGGTGCCAGCAGCGTGAGTCGCACGGACGTTGTCGGTGCCGGTGACCGTCTCTGCTGCGGTCGCCAGTTCCACCTTGCCGACCACGGTCTCCGAGGCCGCCGGGACGAGGCTGTTGATCGCAGCGGTGAGGTTGGCCGGGGTCGTGGCGCGCACCGTGTCGGTGCCGGTGATGGCCTCTGCATCGGTGGCAAGTTCGACGATGCCCTTGACGGTGGCCGAAGCGTCAGGTGGCGTTCCTGCCGATCCAGCCTTCACCTCGTTGATGGCAGCGACGAGCGACGTCTTGTCGGTGGTGGTCAGAGCGGAGATGGTGGCGGTGCCCGAGCCCCCGATGAGGGTGCGGATCGCCTTGAACTCCGTACCCACTCGCGTGAGCGCGGTGGAGACTTGGGAGACGAGTGACATGGGTCTGTTCCTTTCAGATGAGTGCGTTCTCGAACAAGGTGTTCAAGACGACTAGAGGGTCTGTTTCGTCATGCACGATGACGACGACAGCCCCATGTGCGGTTGAGCCGGAATCCTCCAGCAGGTTGGTGATGCTGGCATCCGTGGGAGTGAGTTCGAGGTCGGCGACCGCCTGCTGGACATAGGCCTCCAACTGCTCCTGTGTCAGGTCGTCCGGAGAGAGGCCGACATAGGTGAGGCTGTTCCATGGCGTGACGCCGTCACCAATCTTGAGCAGGTCCGGGCCATCAGGCACGACCTCGACGCCGGGCTCGCCGGGACCGAGGATGTAGTTGGTCGTGGTCCATCGCTCGGGGGTGCCACGCTTGAACCGGAAGACGAACTCCGTGCTCATATGACACCTCCGTCGAGGATGCTCGGCGCACCCGAGACGCCAGAGCGGGCGTGCGAGGAGCGGCCCTGACTGGGAGTCCACACCGTGGTCGGACGGGTGCGGTGGTCCGGGTTCCACATCTGGATGTAGGCGTCCACGACGTCGATGCCGGTCTCTCCGTTGGGGAAGAAGCCAGCCTCGATCTCGAACGTCACGCCGTTGCGCACCACCGAGGTGACGCCACGGGGCAGTGCGCACTTGCCCTTGGGCTTGCAGGCCTGCGCGAACTCGAGGGCGAGGAATGCCGCCGCCTGTGCACCCAGCATGTCGACCGGGTAGGCGTTGAGGTAGGAGATGGAGAAGGTGCCCGGGAGGGAGTCGGGGAGGTTCATGTCCTGCGTGGCGGGGAAGGGGCTGGGACCGTTGCCGACCCAGTACAGGACACCCTGCGAGACGGCGTAGTCAGCAGGGTCGATGATGTTGCCGTCGACCTTGACCTCGTACACCTCGCCGACAGGGCTCGGGAGCCAGACCCCATCGGTGATTGAGCAGCCGCAGTCGCCAGAGCAGCCGCAGGAGTTCACCCACAGGCCCGACACGTTGATGCCGGGCTGCATCCAGTCCTGTCCGAACGATCCTTGGAACGGGACGAACGAGCCACAGAATCCTCGAGGAGCACAGGGGCGCACGGTGACCGGGCGGACAACCCCCCACGCGGTAGGCCGTCAGGCGGCGCAGGGTGCTGCTGGCCAGCGCGAGGGCGCGCTCCTTGATCTCGGGGTCCAGCGCGTCCCACTTCTCTCCGAGGCAGGCCGGATCGGCGGGCCACAGGCAGCCGCCGTACTCAGGAAGCGTCACGCTCACGAGTTCATCCTCTCTGTATTGAGAAGGAGCCCCGCACCCGAATCAGGTGGGGGCTCCCTCATGCCTCTTGTGAAGGATCAGGCCGGTCCGGCGACCCAAGCGGTGGCGTTCCAGTGAGCCTTGCTGCCATCGCGGTTGGTGATGTACTGGCCCGTGGTCCACGCCGTGTTGGGCGAGGCGATCAGCGGGTCGGCGATCAGTTCCGCGACGCTCGCGCGTCCGTAGGAGTTGGCCGGGGTGTAGGTGCCCGGGATGCCTGCGACACCCGTGGTGGCCTCGACGCCCAGCGCCTCGACATCGCCGTCCGTGTTGGGCGGCGGCACCGACGTGAGTTGCACGTGCAGGTGGTCACCCACAGTGATCGGCTCCGTGAGGGGGGCCTCCTGATCACTGGCGTCCAGCGTGACGTTGTACGGTCCGACGCCCCAGCCGCTGCCGTCCTTGGTCTGTGCACCAGTGACGATGAAGTTGACCGGTCCGTTCTCGACCGTGAGGTCGCCCAGCACGCCGCCCTTGACGAACGGGAGCAGGAGGTAGCCGTACTGCTGGCCAGTGCCGGGCTCGCACGCCGCAGCCGGGACACCGCTCCACATCTCGAGCGCGAAGCCCGAGTCGTCGAGGTTGACCTTGCTGTTGACACGGAAGCCGATGACTGCCGGGTTGACCGTCTCTGCGTCGTAGACGAGGGGCTGGCCGGTGAGCAGGTTGACAAGGTTGGGGTTGACGCCGCAGAGGTTGACCTCCACACCGTAGCCCGTGAACTTCGGGGGCGGGGTGTCGGAGATGCAGATGTCGCCGTTGGCGTTCGGGACACTGATCGCCTCTCCCTCCTCGGTGTTGGCCGTGAGACCTACCGAGATGAAGCCCTTGGTGGCCACGACAGAGTCGGGACCGGTGACGGGGTTGCCGCAGCCGTCGAGCCGCGTCACACGGAGCGCACGACCTCGGATGAGTGCGTAGTTGGCCATGATCTACTCCTTGTTTCCGTACTTCTCGATGAGTTCCTCGCGGGATGCGTCCTTGACCTCGTCGTCCTCAGCGCCCTGCGTCTTGGCGTAGTCGCGCCACGCCTCCACACCGGACCCCTTGCCACTCCGGGGCGGTTCGTTGCTCTCGACCACGAGGTTGCCCTCGTCGTCCAGCACGGGGGGTGCCTCGCCTGCAGCGATGACACCGTCTTCGGGCTCGGGCTTGGCCGCGACTTCCTTCTCGGCCTCCGCAATCTCGGCGTTGAAGTCGGCGTCGGGGTCGTAGGACTCCACACCGGCCTTGTCGGCGATCTTCTTGGAGGTGACGAAGCCCTTGAGCGTGGTGCGGACCTCGCTCGGGTCGCCGCCCAGTTCCTCGACAGCGGCGAGGAGCAGGATCGCGTTCTCCTGCGTCAGACCGCCCTTGATGTAGACGTCGCTCATGATCTCACTCCACACTCACTTGGATCGCTGCCGCGAAGCAGTCGATGGCCACGATGTAACGGCGCTCGGCGAGCGCGTAGATGTCGTTCGTGTACTGGTCTGGCAGCGCGAACGACCGCAGGGCCGAACGGGCCACCATGACCTCGCCGGAGGCGTAGAGCCAGCGGGTGCCAGCATCCGCTTCGTCACCGGCAGGGTCGTTGTTGGGGAACTCATACCCGGGACCGACTGCAGCCTTGGCACCGAGCCGGGTGTAGAACTTCCCACCCTCTGCCACGACGATCTGGTCGCCCGCGAGGAGCGAGCCGACCGAGTAGGGGATGTGCAGGGTGGGCTGGCCGCTGTACTGGGCGGCTGCGAAGCCCTCCAGCAGAGCGAGGCCGACCTTGGCCGGGACGGCACCACCAGCAGGGGTGATGTCCGTGGCGGCGGGCCAGCGGTTGACCACGCCCGCACCGGGGTCGTCGTCAGGACCGAGGGTGAAGCGCGTCTCCATCAGGGCGCGCTCCACACCGCGAGACTCCTTGAGGGCGAAGACCCGCTCGATCTCCTGCAGGCCCGTCTCCTCATCGAAGCCGAACCCCTTGCAGGACAGGCCGCCATAGACGGCGAAGTCGAACCCGTCGATCGTGCCCGGACCGTTGAAGTCCTTGGGCTCGGTGACCTCGGGGCACAGGGCTGTAGGGACCGCAGTCTCCAAGCAGTTGAAGGACAGGCCGAACGCCCCACTGGGGGGTACTGGGCCTGACAGGTTCTCCACGATGTCCGCGTGGTCGAGGACGCCACCGCTGAGCGGAGAGACGACCGGGGTCGTGTCCCAGAGTGTGCTCACGTTCACCATGTGCGCCACCCCCTTTCAGGAGAGAGAGACTGGGGGCCGACGGCGCTGGCCGACCCCCAGATCTGACTCACGCGCAGGTGAAGTCCGCAGCACCCGAGCGACCGGCGTTGCAGGTCGGGAGGGTGACGAGGTCCGAGTCGTAGCACATTTCGGCGACGAGGAGACCCTGCTCCATGAAGGTGCCGGTGTAGGTGTTGACCTGCAGTGAGGCTGCGTCGTACACCGCCGACAGGTTGATGACGTCCGCGACTCCGGCGACGAACGTGCCAGCCGGGTACATGAGCGCTTGGAAGGTTGCCGGGTACTTCATCGAGCCAGTGCCCGTGAGGACCGTGGCCAGCGGCTGCCAGCCGTAGACGAACTGCACCGCGAGGTTGCGTGCGGCGAAGAAGGCCATGATCTCGGTGTCCGAGGCGGGCGTGTCACGGCCCTGACGGCGACCGAGGTCGTCCTTGAACATGTCCTTGGTCCAGAACGGGAGCACGATCTCCATGCTCGAGTTGAGACCGAACCGGAACTGCTCGCGGCGCTTGTTGGCGATGACCGTGAGGCCCGCCAGCGAGTCGTTGATCGAGGAGCCGAGGCCCTCGCCATTGACCGCGTAGTCCTTGGCCGCACCCGAGAGCGCGACGACCCGGTTGATCTTCTCGACCGACAGGCGGTGCTGGTGCGCCGTGAGCGATCCGCTGGTGATGCGACGGATCAGTTCCGGGTAGCCAGCCTCGGTGAGGATCGGGACCTTGATGCACAGGCCGACCGCGTCCATCCGCACCTCTTGGAACGGGGGGCACGAGATGGTGTAGCAGTCCTTGGTCGTGCCAGCGATGGCCTGCGCCTCGGTCTGCTTGAAGCCCGCTCCACCGGTCCACGGCGTGCCGTAGAAGTCGGAGAACTGCGGACCCTTGGTGTAGTTGATGCCGCCACGGCGGATCGTCACCTCGGGCAGGGAGTACAGGCCCTCGAGCGTCTCGCCCTCACAGAGGTCGTAGATCGTCTCGGATGGTGCGCACCAGCCACCAGCGGCGACGAGCGAGCCCTCGGGGAGACGCGACTCCTGCACAGCCGACGCGAGGACGGCCATGTGGTCGGTCGTCTTGTTGTCGATGACCAGTTGGTCGTCGGTCTCGAAACTGATCTTGGCGACCGGGATCTTCTGCATCGGGATGTCCGCGCCGCGCATCGCACGGGACGGAGCGGAGAAGCCCGACACCTTGTTCTGCAGGGCGACGCCCATCTCGTCGATGGTCAGCGGCGTGCCGGACGCGAAGCCCGTGTCGGCGCTGGCGAGGATGGTCACCTTGCTGGTGGGCTCCACGACTGGGGGCTTGGGGCGAGGGGTCTTGCGAGCAGCCTGCTTGATGTTGCTCGGGACGGGCTTGCCAGCGGCCACGAGTGCGGCCTCCTCTGCCTCGGCAGCAGCCTTGGCGGCAGCCTCTTCCTCAGCAGCAGCCTCAGCCTCGGCCTCAGCGGCAGCAGCCTGCTCGGCCTCGTCGGCAGCGGCCTTCTCCTCGTCCAGACGCTTCTTCTTCTCTTCGGGAGTCTCCTCCGGGGGGGCGTCGGCGAACTGCGCCTTGAGGGCCGCGAACTTCTCGTTCTTGGCAGCGGCAGCCACTTCGCGCTCACTGGACTCGGCGTCGATCGCGACGAGGTCGGACGCGAGCGCCTCGGCCTCGGTGATCTGCTCGTCGCTGGGGGTTCCCTCTACGGCGAACAGCACGTCGAGTGCTTCGCGCTTCTCTGCCGCAAGCGCGGCGAGGTCTTCGAGGGAGAGTGCCTTGAGGTCTTCGGGGTTCATGGTGACTCCTGCTTGGTATCGGTTCGTCATGCGCTTTGCGCGTGGTATCCGGGCACCAAGGCCACCGGGGTAGTTCTGAGGATGATGTTACACACACCCAGACCAAAGAGATGCAATCCTCGGAAAGTTTCTGATCAGAAACAGACGGCCCGACTTCCCGCCAAGGAGTCGAGCCGTCCTAGTGAGCAGACGTTGGGACCACTCACCTGTGTTGTGCGGACAGCCTACTCAGGCTTGCCGAACGTCTTGTCGCGCATGGCGCGGAGTTCGCGCATGAGCAGGTTGACGCCGAACCAGTCGAGTTCGACCGAGACATATCCCTCGACTTCGTCATACAAGTCGGGGCCGTCACCGTCCTCCTCGATCTTGGGGCAGATCTTCACTCGGACGCTGCCCGGGTAACTGACGATCTTGACCAGCGAGGTCGGGCCATAGACGTACTTCTGATTGCTGACCATGAGGGGTCTTCTCTCTGTGAGGTTCCCGCTCTGTGCGGGCGTCGACTCCGTGCCGACATGGCGAGCGTAACGCACAACACCCCGGCTCCTACCCATGTTGTGATGGGGCCGGGGTGTTGCTCCGTCTTCCAGATTACCTCGGAGCGCCGAGCGAAAGACCGCTCTCCTGTACCGGAGGCGCGATGGTCTTGCGCTGCCAGCCGAAGTAGGAAAGGACCGCCGCGAAGAACAGGGCGGCGAAGCGCAGGATCGTCTCCTTGACCTCGAACGACCCTACCGATGCGATCTCGTCAGCGATCGTCACGACAGCCGACAGCGCCATCAGGAGGAATGCCTTGAGCCCGCTGGATGCCACCTTGTCGGTGACGAATCCCACCAGAAGCGGAAGGATCTGTGCAACGAGCAGGCCCCACAGAGCCTGATCGACTGTGATGACGTGTTCCATGTGTTTCTCCTTTTGTTGGGTACTGCTCAGCCGTTCGTCAGCCGCAGGAGGACGCCCACTGCGTAGGGGTGATCGGTCGCCCCGTTGGTCTTCACGACATTGTGCTCCACCACCTCGACGCCTTCCAGCGACACGAGGAAGCGGTCGATCTGCGCGGTGGTGATGCCGAGCCTCTTGGCCGCGATCTGCCATGCGTCGACCCAGCCGTTGTCCTTGGCGGCACGACCGGGACCGTCGCCACCGGGGTACTTGCTGTCGGTGCGCGGACCGTTGAAGTCCTCCCCGAGGATGCCCGGGACGATCTTGACGTTGAACTCCCGGGCGACCTCAGCGCGGATCTCGTCCATGATTTCCAGCGCCGCGCCGACCTCTTCGTACCGCTGGTCGTTCCACTTCTTGACGTCGTTGGGTCCGATGGGCCACGGCACGCAGTGGATCACGCCGTTGACCGACAGGCCCCCGGTCTCACGATCCTGCAGCACCGCAGCGGTCAGGCCGTTGTGGGTCGAGGAGGGGAGGGTGGAGTACCAGTCCTCGGAGATGAGCAGGCTCTTGGCCGGGTCCCAGTGGACACCCCCGGCGATGCGCACATCCTTGCCGGAGTGCACGACAAAGGAGGCCTTGTCCTTGGCCACGGTGCCAGCGCGCCGACCGCCCCAGCCGTAGGCCTTGTCGAGCAACTCGCCATCCTCGTAGCCACCCTGCTCGCAGACCAGCACCTTGCGGGCTCGAGTGGTGTCGCGCACGCGGTTGAGGTCGTCGACTCGGCTGGGGTAGGTGCTCGCGCCGTAGTCGGCCCATGCGTTGATGCCATGGACACGCTCGTCCCAGACGATGGGAGTGCCCGGAGTGAGCACAGGCTTGGGGTCTGCGGCCAGACGCTTGAGCGTCTCCTTGCCGGGGAAGCCGTCAGCATTCTCTCCGGCCCAGCCCTGCGCCATCTGGAAGGCCTTGACTGCCTTCTGGTCCACGATGGTGAACGGGGAGCCGGGCTTGGCGATTGGGGTGTAACCGTAGACGATGGCCCAGACGTTGAGCCGCTCGCCCAAACGCTTCACGTCGGCACCTGTGGCACCGAGCACGAACGTGTCCGGGTCGCTCCACTTGGCCACCGGGGGCTTGGTGCTGGTCTCGTCACGCAGGTCGTAGCCGTCGGCGGTGACGAGGATGTAGCCCACCAGCGTCATGCCCCACGCGGACTCGATGGACCGGATGGTGACGCGGCCCCACTTGTAGTTCTTGGGCCGGTCGGTGGAGTAGGCGTAGCCACCGCCAGCACCGATGAACACGTGCCCAGCACCACCGGGCTTGGCCTTGCCCTTGTCGGCGTTCTTGACCATGAACGCGAGAGCACCCTTGGGAATCTTGGCCGGGTCGGCGGTCTTCACGACGGTGCCGTGCGCCACCGCTGCGAGCCAGAAGTTGATGGCCCACGCCCTGCCATTGCCACCCCAGCGCCATGGGCCGGGGATGGAGTAGGGCGAGCCGTACGCCGGATTGATGCACTCGGCCAGACACATGCCCAACTTGTTGGACCTGCCGACCTTGGCTGCGGCGCGCTTGCCAGCGTCCGTCATGGTGTGTGGTGCGGTCTTGGTTGCCATGGTGATCTTCTTTCTCAGTGCCTACGGTGACTGGCGCGCTCGGACTCGATGATCGAGACGACTGTGGTGAGGATCAGCGCGATGGCCAGAAGGAGTGCGCCGACGTTGTGAGGATGGACTTTCACGCCGTCCTTGATCTGCTCGTACGACGCTGAGGTGACCAGCACCGCGAAGCCGAACATGCAGAGGAAGCGCATCCTCTGGCCGATCCCCGTCCCGATGCCGTCGCAGTCCTTGTCGAAGTCCCTCCACGAGCGGTTCATGTGGATGAGCAGGAGCGCAGTACCAACGGCACCCAGAATGCCCTTGATCGTGAAGAAGGTCTGCGCATCCATCAGGGAGAGGCTCCCTCCGTGAAGTCGCACTTGCCGTCAGGGAATGGTGGGAAGGGGCTGTCCTTGCGCGTCTGCGCGACCTCAGCCTGCGTCTTGTTGTACTTGTCGACCGCTTTGAGGGCCTTGGCCTGATTGCCGTTGGCGGCGAAGATTTCCGAGATGAGCGTGGTGACCGAGTTGGCATCCTTGGTGGTCACACTGCTACGCGTGGTGAGCGCATCGACCAGATCGCCGACGACATCGGTGATGCACTTCTGGAAGAGGGCGGTCTGGCGGTCCTCGCGGGCTTTCGACTCCCGCTCACGCACCGCGTCGTGGTGGTTCTGGTAGAACGACAAGCCGATGAAGGTGGCCATGGCCAGTCCGACGAGTCCGATGAACAGGAACTCGCGAAAGCGCTGCTTCTCAGGGGTGGTCACGATGCCTCCGGTGATGGTGCGCATGGAAATAATCTTCTGACCTTGCAAGAGCGTAGCCCAGTACGGCACCGATAGGCATGCCCATCACTACGTACCAGAGCGAGTCGCTGATGTAGTCGGCTGTCACTTTCGATGACTCCCGCCGTCCTGTCGATCCTTGTCCGCGTCCTTCTTCATGCGATAGGTGAGCGAGCCCACCACCGTCGCTGTGAAGATGCCGTGGACCGTGGGCTCCATGCGGTAGGTCGAGTGGGGCCACATGCTGGCAAGCATGCCCAGCCCCCAGATGCCGAGGACCACATAGACGATGATCGTGGCTCCTCGATCGGAGATCATGGATACCTACTTTGTGACGGTGGTGTACGACCCGCCGCCGTTCCTGATCTTGGCAGCCTGCGCCTCGATCTCGGTCCGGTAGGTCTTGGTTGTCCCATTCGGAGCACGGTAGATGTACGAAGAGGCCTTGCCGCCCTTGTTGCAGTTGCATGCCATATCAGGTCCCTACCTTCTCGTCAGTGCCGTCCCAGAGGAACGCTCCCTTTTCACCCACCGGAAGGTGAGTCCTGCACCCAGCACAATACGTCCCACCATAGAAGTGCGGGTCACGGGCGTAGGTCTCGGCAAGCGGCAGCGCCATGGTGGTGACGACGCCGCAGAGGGTGTGGATGTAACTCCTCCGCACAGGCCTGACGAACCCCTTGGCACGCTCGTCGGCGCTGAGGACGAGGTAGGACTCCTGCATCCCGGTCTCGTCGATCTTCTTGAGGCCCGGGTCACTGCGGTCGTCGGTCAGTCCCATCAGGAGTTCACCTTCTCCTTGAGTGCGTCGAGCCGGTCACGCCGTGCCTTGCGGGATTCCATCTCGTCCACCACCAGTGAGGCGATGAGAGACAGGCCCTCGGTGTCGTTGAGGTCCAACGTGACGGCGGGGCTCTCCTCGATCTTGGGTGCGGGCACGCCTGCTGCGACGAGCGAGAGTTGACGTCCATCATGGGCCGCCGTCGTGGTGGGCACGATCGGGAAGCCGGGGACGTTGACCGTCAGGGCCGCCATCAGTTCCAGATCGTTGCCGATGGGTCGCCAGTCTCCCGAGAGGCGGCCACTGGCCACCACGTCGTTGAGCAACTGCTCGTCCGCACCGGGCTTGACCAGCCCGCTGAACCAGATGCCACGGGCGTTCTCCCCGGTGGCGACCAGAGCCCAGACCGAACCAGTGTCGTCGTAGTGCGCAGCAGCGGGCATGGCCTTGAGCCGGGGGTTGGCGTGTCCCGTGGCAGCCGTGAGTGCGCCGACCCGGACCGCGCCGTCGGGCGTGTTGACGACTCCCTTGCGGAAGTAGGCATAGTTGCTGGGGCTCGGAGGAGCCTCCTTGCACATGCCGTCGTAGCCGATGTGACACACACCCCACTCGGCGATGTAGCCGAAGGTGCGCAGGAGGCCGTCCTCGTTCGCAGCCTCGATGACAACACCATCGTCGGGGTCGCACTCGAGCGGCTCAGAGAAGAACTCACTCGGGGCGAAGTAGCCCGGGGCCTTGCCACCACTGGCCACGAGGGTCAGGGTCGGCGCGGGCTCAGAGACGACATGCGCAGGCAGTTCCTCACCAGCAGCCAGACGCTGGGCGATCTGGTCGGCCATGGAGACACCACTGTTCGCCGCCTCCTGTCCGGGCCAGACATGCAGCGCATCGTAGTGACGGTTGGCGCAGTAGCCGTTGAGGTACTGGGGCTTGACGTACTCGGCCACGTTGACGCGGCAGCGATTGAAGTCGCCGGAGACGCCCCAGCCGATCTTGGCCGCTCCGGGGCCACGGACCCAGTAGTCGCGCAGGCGGTCGGTGTCCACTGGATGGGTGAGCCAGCCCGGCCCATCCTCGGTGACGCCGGGGGCGAGGTCCTTGAACTGCTCGATGGAGTCCCAGTCCTCGGCGAGACGAGCAGCGGCTTCGCGCTCGGCCTCGACCTTGGCGAACGCGGCCTGCTTGAACGACTCGGGGACGCCTGCCATCTGCAGCAGGGGGACACCCGCAGCGGCGAGGGCCTCCTCCTCCGGCAGGTCCTCGGGCGGGACATCGCCGTTGGCCTGATCCTCGTCGTGCAGGGGGTCGGGACCGATGGCCACGAACGCCTCGGCGAACGCCGGGATCGACACGATGCAGGCGGACGAGACGCGGGGGTCGTCGTACGTCTCGGTCTCGCTGGCCTCGTCGTAGGTGGCCGAGCCGATGTCGTCCGCGTCGACGGAGACGCCGAACTTACCGAACTCGGCGATGAGCCCGATGGCCTCGTCAGCCTCGTCCACGCTGGACAGGAAGTGCCCGCCACCCCACATGAGGTTGTCGCGCATCTCGACCCACTCGATCTGGGCGACCGTGATGTTCTGGTCGTGCCCGTCCGCGCTGGTCTCCTGCCATGTCAGCGGCAGTGGCAGGTCGCGGGTGCGACCGAGGTTGCTGAACATGCGTCCGTCACCGGAGCGCACACCCTCGGGTGCGAGGACGCCGTGCCACGGGATGCGGTCGTCCACCGGGGGGGCCTCCTCGGTGGGAGTCTCCTCGATGACCGGCTCGGTCTCTGCTGCTGCTTCGGTCATGGGCTCTCCCAAGGGGTACTCGGTGCGTTCACTACCATGCCACACGGCGAGGCGGTCGAAGGTGATTTCAGTGACGGCGGACACGGCCTCGATCATGTCCCCACTGGCGGGGATGTCGTACCCGATGGTGACGTGCGGAGTGTATGTGTCGTACTTCTCCGATGGCGAGTCCTCATACGCTTGACGCACTCGATCATCACTGAGCATGCCCTCGAACAATCCGTTGAGATCAGAGTCCTTGAGCATCCAGACGATGGCACCACCGTCACCAAGAGGCTCCACCCCCTGCACCTCTGCGGTGAAGGGCTGGGCGTCGGCGGCGATCTGATGCGCCCACGCCTTGACAGCGTCGATGGCCCCATCGTCAGACTCGTCGGTAGGTGGGACAGAGCCGAAGTAGAGAAGCGTCGCGTGGGTGTCCTCGATGGACACCTCATGCGCTGAGTCACCCTCTGCTGGGATCGCCATGACAGAGAGGGCATCCTCGGGGACATCGGCCGCAAAGACGAGGCCATTGGAGTGCATGCGGGCCGTAGGCTTGAGGTCGTACAACACGACACCATCCTCCTCGCGTACGCCGGACTGGACGGCCATGCCGGTGGCGATGGCCTCGTCGAACAGTGCACGAGAGACGCTGAGGAATCCCTCGGACGCCATGGGCTGGAGTGCAGCGGTCAGGGCAGCGGACGCTTCACGCTTCTGGACCGGCTTGAGGGAGCAGCGACAGTTGATCCACTCCTCGATGGGCGCGGTGACGTCGCCGGGCATGAGCATCTTGGACTCGCCGACGGTGAACTTCTCGCCCGGCAGTTGACGCTGGCCGTCCGCCTCCTTGTGGGAGTGGCGGACGTTCTCGTCGTTCATCGAGACCCACTCCATCTCGATGCCCTGATGCTTGTAGGCGTCGTTGGTGGCGTAGTTCAAGACGTAGTTCGCCAGTGCGAGGGCGGTTGTCTCGACCGAGGAGTCCTCGTTGGCGTGGCTGAGCATGTCGGTGACGGCTTCGAGGAAGACGTTGATATTGCGGATCGGAGCGGTGTCGCCCTTCTCCTCGGACCACACCTCCTTGTAGATGTTCGCCAGCGCAGCCTTGAGATTCTGGATGTCGCCGGTGCTGAATGATGCGCCGATGACCCCGGAGAGGCGCTCGACGATTTTGTCTTGCTCGCCGCGACGCTTGGCCGCGAACTCTTCACGTGACAGAGAGAGTGCCGTCATGCTGATGCCTCCATGAATGCCGCCAGACGCTCCTTGGAGTGGGGCATCTGGTCGTCGAACAAGTGCAGGCAGTAGGCCCGCAGTGTCGGGATGATCCTGTCCGGATCGGCGATCCCGGCGAGTACCTGTGGAGCAAACGTGAAGGCGTCGGCCAGCAACTTCGGCCCCTGCCCGTTGATCTGGTGGTCACAGTGGACCGACAAAGGATCGACCCCGACGGGACGATCCTTACCACGAGTGCGAGCGTTGAGCACGCGGTTGCCCGCCTTCTCCAGAGCCCGGTAGACGAGCCCGTCGCAGGCCGCGAGCAGTGCCGCGTCCTGCTGAGGGATGACAGGCTCGTCGTCACCGGGAGTCCGGGGGCGGGTGGGGTGGTCCTCGAGCGATGGGTCGGGCCGGGTCTCACGAATGGGTCCCTGCTCGAGTTGGTAACGCCCCGAGTTGAGCACGATGCCGATCTCCTCCAGCGCCGCCTCCACCTGCTCAGGTGTGGCCGAGCCCGAGGCGATCTTGCGCAGGAAGTACCTCTTGATCTCATCCTCATCGGGCTGGTCGTGAGGATCGAAGCCGTTCTCCTGCAGCATCCGAGCGGTGCTGATGGCTCCGGCCTGCCATAGTTCGATGGCCTCCTTGGAGCGGTCCGGGCGCAGACGGAGGGCAGAGGTGTCGGCGATGACCTCGTCGGTCTCGTTCGGCGCGTTGGTGCGGATGTACGAGACGACGAGAGCATTGACGACCAGTTCGGCCATCGGCTCGACGTACATCTTGATCGTCGACTCCTCGATCTGCCACGCGCCCCAGTGGCTCACGCCGTTGGAGGTGCCGCCCCCCGTTCCACTGTTGCTGGCCATGCCCTCGATCTGCTCACTGGGCAGGTCCATGCCGACCGCGAAGCGGTGGATCGCCTCGCCGCGCATCTCCTTGCTGTTCGCATCGAGTTCGGTCCAGAACGTCATCAGTTGCGCCTTGTCGATGGCGTCTGCTGGCGCGGTGACGATGATGGGGATCAGGCTCGACGGGCTGGACGGGTCCTCCAGAGGAGTCATCATGGCGTCGCCGAGGACGCGCATGAACAGGTCGGCCTCGTTGGCGGTCTCGCTGGCCTTGCCACCAGTCTCCGGAGGGGCCGGGAACGTCATGCCTTGGGGGAGGAACAGGATGCCAGCGCCAGCCAGACGGCTGGACAGTTGGGCGAAGACGTGGCGGGTGAGCCACTCGATCTCGCTGAGGATGGGGAGCAGTGAACGGAAGGGGCTGTCGGCCTCGATGCGCTTGGCCGGGTTGGGCTGCCAGATGCGGATGACGATGTCGTCGTCCTTGAGCGGGATGTCGGCGTAGCCGTCGCCGTAGGAGATGGCCCACTGCGCGCCCAGAACCTTGACCTCCAGTACGGAGACGACTTCCCAGACCTCGCCCTGCTCGTAGATGTTGCCGTCGTCATCTTCGGCGGTGACGGTGCGCCCGATGAGATAACACTCTCCGGCGATGGTGAGGTGGATGCCGATGGACTCCAGCATCTGGGCCTGTCCGTCCTTGCCGTTGAACAGGTCCTCCAGCAAGTCGTACGTCACACCGTCGGTGACGACCTCACGCACGCCGTCCTGCACCTCACGGGTGACGCGGAGGACGGAGCGGGACAGGGCGCGTCCGAAGAAGCGTGCGGCGGCACGAGCCTCGCCGCAGATCGCGTAGTGTCGGTAGCACTCTTTCTGCCATGACTGGTTGAGGTGGTTGTGGATGCGGGGAACGGTGCCGGGGTAGCGCACCGCCGAAGCGACAAGAGAGTTGGAGGGGATGACCGGGGTGATCTCCGGTGCCTGCTGCTTCGTTCGTGCCATCTATCAGCCCTCGTCCCCGTCGTTCAGGTAGTTCGCTGCCTGCATCAGCGCGGTGATCGAGTCACCGAACATCCCGAGGCCAGTGTTGCAGTCCTTGCAGAGCAAGCCGCGCACCTTCCCGGTGTCATGGTTGTGGTCGACACAGAAGTTCTTCTTCCCGTGACCGGGGTCGTCGCTCTTGCAGATGGCGCAGACGCCGCCCTGAGCGGCCAGCATCTCGTCGTACTCCTCGACGGTGAGGCCGTACTGGTGCATCAACTTGCTCTTGCGCTGGGCCTGCTCGACACGCTCCCTGTTGGCCTCGCGGTAGCGACGAGCGGACTCGTTGGCCTTGTCCCGGTTCGCCGGTCCCCACTGGTTCTTCTTCTCGCGTCGGCAGTCGATGCAGTGGTTCAGTCGGCCCATCGAGCCGTTCTTGTTCCGGTGGAAGGCGTCGAGCGGCTTGTCGACCTCGCAGGTCCGACAGGTCTTGGTGACCAAAGTGCCCATGTTCCTCAACCTTCGTCGCCGTCGTTCGCCATGACTATCGCGCCGACGTATGCAGCCGCGAGGGAGCCGTTCACGATCCACCAGATGGTTCCCCAGAAGCCGTCCCAGTCGCTCCAGTAGCCCCAGCCTACGACACCAAAGGCCGCCCAGACGGCAAAGCAGTAGCCACAATTGACAAGGATTCCCCACCTGTCGTTGACCAGATCGGCAAACTTCACCCTGATCCAGACTGACGGAGGGAACTCGTCCCACGTCACCAGACGAGTGATCCTGCCTACGGAGAGGGCCGTGACAACTGCCACGGCCACCCACTGGAAATCAGTCATGATGCTCCTCTAGGGATTGCGGATGGTCTTGTTCAGGTCACGCACGACACTCATCGGGTCGCGTCCATTCATGCGCTCGCGGAACATGTCGTTGGGGCTGGCGATGGCAGACGGGCCACCCAGTCCCCGGATCAGGTCGGTCGCACCATGGACCAGCGCGTCGACACGGTTGGGGGATGCGCCGACGCCGGGAACCCACTCGACCATCTCTGTCTCCAGTTTGGCCAAGTCGGTGCGCTCGGAGTTGGTGACGTGCCAGAAGACGCCGCGCTCATATGCGCCGACGACCGACTCGGCTCGGATGGCCTTGCCACGGCGCGAGTCGACAAGGATGACTCGCACGTCCTCGTAGCCGGTGGTCTCCAGCGTGTGCCGCACCATGTCGCCACCGTAGTTCTTCTCGGCGATGATCGCGTCGGCCTTCCAGTCGGCGTGCGCCTTGTGCGCCGCCTCAGCCCAGCCAGCGGGGCTGTACTTGCCGGTGAGGTCGGCCAGTACGTAGACCTTGCGGTGCTCGCTGATGCCCAGCACGATGATGCCCGTCTCGTCGCTCTTGGTGTTGCACGAGCCAGCAGGGTCGACAGCGACGACGATGCGGACCAGATCGGGGACACGCTCCCACTCGATGTGCTGGATCATCTCCGGCTTCCACAGCGAGCCCTCGACATCCTCGAGCACCTCGCCGTGCAACTCCTGACGGCCCATCCGGGTGCCCTCGAACTCCTCCAGAATCTGCTCACGGAAGACCGGCGAGAGGTTGTGCAGGTTCATGTACGTGGAGACGCGCCGGGTGATCGTTCTCTTGTTGGCGATCAGTTCCTTGATCCACTTGGTGGGCCGGGGCGTGGTGGTGACGAGGATGTGCGGGTTGGAACCGACACGCAGAGCAAGCCGTAGGTTCGACCAGACCTCGTCGATGAGCGCCATGAACGCCATCTCGTCGCCCCATGCGAAGCCGATGTTGAGGCCACGGACGCGGTCGGGCTCCTCGGCGGTGACGCTGTGGCCGATGGCTCCATTGGGCCACGTGAGCAGGTTGCGCGACGGCTCCCACTTGGGACGGAAGTCCGGAGGCGCGGTGGCGAGGATGCCGGTCGGTCCCTCGATCATGACCTTGCGGACCGCGCTCGCGCTGGCTCCGACAAGGGCGATCTCGGGCACCCTCTTGACGATGCGGTTGGTGATCTCCGACGCACCTCGGGTCTTGCCAGTGCCTCGTCCTGACGACCAGAGCAGGGTGAGCCAGTCGGCCTCCCACTTGGGCAGCCGCTGGTCGGCTCGGGCATGGTAGTGCTGCCACGTCCCGTCAGGGTGAGGGTTGCCGTCACAGATCGGGTTGGGGCAGAAGAAGGGCTTCCACGTATGACTCTCTCGATCCTTGAGAGTGGCGAGGAGACGAGCCTTACCCTCGGCGCTCCACTGGTCCAGATCGGGCAGGGCTGTCATCGGACGACCTCGTGGATGGTGCCACCGAACAGGTCAGTTGGCTTGCGGCCCGACGGCATCGGGACGGTCAGGCCGGTGTCGCGCTTGAGCGCGAGAGCCAGAGCGCGGCGGGTGAACTCGCTCGCCGAGCCGAGACCTTGCTCAGTGGCGAGACGAGTGAGCAACATCGGCACCGAGTTGTGCACCGTGCAGCGGACGCGGACCCACATGGACCAGCGGCCCTTGTAGCCGGGCTTGGGGTGGGCGAGGTGGGTGAAGCGGTGATTGGTGTGGACCGGTGTGGGCAGCAGGTCCTCACGGCTCTTGCCGGTGTGCACCCAGAGCAGTCGCCACAGCGCGTCCTGCATATACTCGCCCCGGGTTATACCAAGTTTCTTGGCTGCGGTGTTGATGGCGTTGGACGCCTCGACGGTGACCCACACCTCCCACTGGACGGTGCCGGGATTGCGCTTGCCGGACATCACGCCTCCAGTGCGGGCGGCTCGACTTCCTCGAACTCTGCGTCGAAGATGTCGGCCTCCTCGTCCGTGCTGCGTGGGCCGATCTTGTCGTTGAGGAACTCCTCGATCTGCTCCTGTGTCGGGTCGATGAGAGACAACTTCTGCGGGGCTTCGTAGCCGAGAATCTTGGACTGGGTGACGAGGAGTTCGCGGGCCACCTTGATGGCGGCGAGGTGCTCAGGGTGGTTGGGGTCTCTTGTCTTGACAGCCACCGACCCCATCAGGATGTCGAGATGCTTGGCCGCGTACTTGCGCATGAACTCTTGGCTCCGACTGGACTCCTTGAACTCCTTCTCTAGAGCCTTCTCGGCAGCAACACGAGCAGCGCGAGCAGTCGGGTAGCCAGCGCCCTCGGCAGCACGCTCCCATGAGCGGGTGAGGATGAAGAGTTCCATCGCCGCAATACCCTTACGCTCGCGAGCGCGGACAAGGTCATCGGACTCCCCATGGGCGGCGACAGCACTGCCGTCGTCGCTGACGCCCTCGGGGTCCTCGGAGTCGTGGATCATCGCCATGGTCAGCCCCTTCCCGCGATCCTCTTCAAGTCTGAGAGTACGCGGTCCCAGT